AACTTGTCCTAATGTTATCGTTTGACCAGCTAAAGAAAGATAATCATAACTTGCGGTGTTGAGTGTGACGTTTGTACTGTTGTCTGTTCCAACCGGATCGAAATCCGTTCCCGAAACAGGAATACTTGGTTTATTCGCAACGTCTGACCAATCAATCGCTAAATGACTTTTTAGCGTAGCGGCATCTACGGTTGTGCTAATTGTGCCACTAGTTGTGATCGGGCTTCCTGAGAATGTGATTCCATTCGCACCTGTCAGTCCAACACTGGTGACCGTCCCTGTCCCTGATACCGCAATCCATTCGATGTCATTAGCATTGCTGTTGACTGCGAGAACTTTTCCTGCGTTGTTCGTGTAGCTTGGTAAAATGGCAGAGGCAGAAGCCGAAGGAAGTGTGATGTTGGAAGTAGTGGTACTGTCGGATAGGCTAAAATTGATCGTGCTTGCGTTGACTTGGTTGACTCCGGTAACAGAAACCCCATCATTTCCGTCTACCCCGTCTACTCCGTCTGTTCCGTCTGCACCAGCAGGGATGTTGAAAATCAATTCCCGATTCTGAGAATTGCTGGTTCCCGTTTCCGTCACACTGGCGGACGATCCTGCCGCTAACGTGTTTGTAGAGTCTACGGTTACAGTTGCAGCATCTCCTGCCGGGCCACGGATTCCTGAGATCTGGGTCGGAGAGGAACCATCATCGTAGTTGATTGTCAGCACATCTCCTGATTTGGAGATGCTTGAAATACTACGACCTGCCGGGCCAATGTCTCCTTGCGGTAAGGTAACGGTTTTATCGGGGAGTGTGTCCGTAAACTGAAAAGTCAGGGTATGATTATCAGTATCGTGCGAAACATACTGAATTCCTGTTCCAGTAGGGCCAGTTGGGCCAGCAGGAATTGTAAAGGAGGGTGTTGTTCCTACCGTATACCCCTGATTATTCTTGGTATAACCAAAGGTCATTGTGACGGTGGAGAGATCGACTGACTGTGCTAGCGATACACTGTCAATTGCCGGGCCTTGTGGCCCCTCTGGGCCACGGATATTCTGGTTTGTTGGAAGATCGGCATAAAGTGCAGAGAAATTAGCATAGGTCTGGTTGTTGGAATCCAACACACCAGAGGGCATGGGAATGTCATCAAGGTCAAGAAGCGTTGCGTCTGTTTCTAGATCAGACCCTTTAACTTTACGGGTCTGAAAGACTACCGTTTCATTGTTTGACCCTACAACGGAAACCGTCATACCCACCTCCTGCTAACTTTCATTCTCACCCGATTTGCTCCTCCTACTCTGCGAATCCGGTTTTCACTCTCTTCTCTTCTTGCTTCGGCAACAAACTGGAGGAAGCGTTCTCTGAAGACATTGCTCTTCTGAACGTTGCGGAGTTCGTTTTCCTTGAGATAAGCCCGTTCCACTGCACCGAAGACCAACGCTTCGTGAAAACGTGATCCGATGATCGGGGTGTCTGTTCCTCCAGCCACATTAGCGTAGTTTTGTAAAGCGTTGCGTGGAGGATTCCGAGTTCCCTGCAATTCTATAGACGGTAGAACTACGGTAGTACCCTGAAAGAAACCGCTAGCATCAAAAAGCAGATCGGTTCCACTAATGGCATCCACATCAGTAGTCGGAGTTTGTAGGAGGTAGTTGGAAAAAACATTAGACGATACAAACGTGACTGACGCATTGGAAACAGTCCCTGTATTGGTCGTAGTTTTTGTCAACGTGATCGTAGTGCCACTGATCGCTGAGATGGCAGTCTTCTCAGGAATATTGGTATTCCCACCAACATACATCCCGACTGCTAAATCTGATGCGTCAGAAACAGTGATCGATGTTGTTGTAGCGTTAAAAGAAGCAGTGACCGTACTGACGATGTTGCCAGCAGGAATCGGATAAAGTCGGAAGGTGGAAGCGGACTGATGATCCAAGACAATAGCCCGGATTGGGCCTGTCTGGGAACGCCAATCTGCATCTACAGGCTCATGCAGGAAGGAAGAAGCCTCATCCAGTACGGTGGGACTGATGATCGGGATTTCTACTGCACGATTGCGTACCCGAGCACGTTGAATATCCATCAAGGCAGGATACGTCACACTGTTTGAAGTCAGGGTTGGTACATCATAGGTTGCAACCAACCCCTGTAGATCAACGTTTGTAGTGTATAAAGGGAATCCAGTTAGGCGGATGAACTCGTGTTGAGCATCAAAGATGTAATCGTTGATCTCTGCAACTGTCCATCTACGATTTGTGGTATCCTGTAGTAATCGTTCAACTCGATCCTGAAGGTTCCCCAAAGTTAATGTCATCTTCTACCGTGTAGTTGTGCTTCCGTTTTGGAGGTGCTTTCACCGTTTTTGCTTCTGATTTGGCAGCATTTCCGGTGTCGGGGTCGATCAACACAGGAGAATTCTTAGGGGGTACAATCAATGAGATTGGAAATCTAGGTCTGCGGTATCCTTCGGGAGGTCGAGAGTATTGAGTCTGGGTGTATTCAGTTTCGTAGCATTCGTTCATCAGGCGATTGATGTGAATGGCGGAAACAACTCGTGCGGAACCTCGTGGAATGACTACCCGAAATCCGTTAATCGAGGATGCTACTTCAGCCGTGTCATGGACATCTCGTCCCATTTCAATGCGAATTACCCCATATCCATCAGGAATACTGGCTGGATCACCGTCCCATTCTTTGGCTAAATTAGCATGGGCAGAGACCTGTGAAAACCGTCCTGTTCCGGGGTTGTAATAAGCTTGGGAGAGAGATGGTTCGTAGTACTGGGCTTGAGCCATTTTTAGCCTACATTATAGTTTAAAGCGTATAAACTCGCAAGGTGACCGAACACGACCACCTCACGAATTTAATGAGAAATTACACCAACTGGGTTGGGTAATCGTTAGGAGCAAACCGATAGTTCACCCAGACATATACTCTTGCAACACTGTTTGCTGAAAAAGTATTCGGAGTGATGCGGATGATTCTATCTGCTGGTACAGCAGTCATCATCTTTGCCCCGTCAATGCTGGTCTGAACACCTACCGAACCAGTACTGTCACAAGGAATTGCCGTTGCCTTGTAGTAGTTGGTTGAAGCAGTAGTGCCGAGATCAATCTCTGCTCCGGTAGCAGTCGCTTCCAATGCGGTAACTACTACCTTGATGTCCTCCACAATCGCACCGTAAGGCAGGACAATATCCTTGACGGTGTTGCTTGAGATAAGTACATGCTCAGAAGTCTGAGGCACATAACTCATCTGCATCTTATCACTCTTCATAACATCTCCTTTAGATGAGAGTGTCCCGAGATCTTAGTAATCCCGAGACTTATTGGTTTCAGCTATTTGCTGCGTAGAGGGTTCCTGTGGTCACTGTGGAAGCCAGTGTTGATACACCTGTTTCAATTGTAATGATCCAATCCTCGTTAAGGATTAACTGACCATGCATGAAAGTGTATCCTACTGTACCACGTTGACCCAAGGGATCGGTTCCAGAAGGTGTCGGGCGGACAACTTTGGGAACGATTGAATCCATTCCCCCGATAGTTGCAGTGCCTACAGCATCTTTTGCGAAGATCACAATCGGGTAAACTTCAGCATATGAACCGGAAGCATCCTCTACGAGAGATGTCCCTGCTGCGCCAGCACCGAGAGAGTTGTCACCATTACGATCAAAAGCAACTGCTTGAGTGGTTACGAGGAAGCGAACTCCCTTGTAGGAACCAATCTCAAAGTCCATTGCTTGTGAGCTATTGGCGTACTGCTCGACAGGTATGAAACCAGATAACTGCTCTAAATCATAGCGCAAGATCGGGTGGCAGATCGCAACATAGCTAGGTCGCAAAGGTTGCGTAGAAACGTCAGGAGTTGCTGCTAGCATTTCTGTCAGTTTCTCTGCATCTAGACCCTCTAAGTGTCGGATTGCACGATCCAGATCAGCCGTGGACACTACCCCGTTGACTGCAGCACGAGAGGTAATTGCGGCCCCACCAGCATAAATGGTGTTGGCTGGATTACGGAAGGTCTTGTAGCACAACAGGTCAATCACTTCTGCAGCTTGCTGCGCCTGACGTTCTGTAATAATACTGATGTAGGGATCTTGTCCCAGCAGTTCCATCAGATCGGTCACAGGCACATATCTACCGTACTGGCGGATGGTTGTGCTGACCACTTCTGATTCTAGCTGGTCAAAATCGGGAGTTACCAAAAGTGTTCATCTAAGTTCGCTAGACTTAGACCGTCCAAAAGGACTGCTTTATATTCCTATAAAGTTCAGACTATATCTTCACCTACTTGAGGTGTGCCGCACTTCGGATCGCTTGATCCTACTCTCTTTCGAGATAGTCGTTGAACCTTCCCTTTCGGGCTTGGCTGCTGATTGTCCGTTCTGGAGTTCCCAGCAATTCACGGCATTTTCACTAACCTGTCGCCAGATTAGGGGGCATAACTCAGTTTACCCTCTCCCAACGGTGTATCGTTTAGAGGAAATTTCTTGTACCGTCTGTGTCGCATGACGTTGCCATCATTGCGGCCTTTGGTATCTTTTTGAGCGAACCGAGCAAAAGTCAGGTTCTTCTTCGCTACAGGTAGCATCTTACTTTGAATCGTCAACGCATCTTCGGTTGACAGGTCTCCGTAAAGATTACCGCTAGTCGTAGCGTAAGCGGTAGTCGTAATAGCCATTTTGGTCTCCTATTAAGTCTGCATTAGTTGTGACCAGAACTTGCTTTTATCATCTAAAGAAGCAATTCCAGCTTTAGGTCGTTCGGGTGCCGACTTTCGTGAGACAACACTACTGGCAGCTTTCCGTCTCTCCACTCTCTGGGAGTCTGCTTGCGAGGTAGAAACTACGGGTTGCGTAGGTTCTTGGCGTTTGGCTTCGTCTGGATATTCAAAAAGAAAGGATCGCATCAGGTCTACAAAAGCATCCGGGCTGGCAAAGTTCGTAACTACTGATTTACGGTAGTCACTTCCAAGAACCCACTGGGCAAAGACCGGAGAATCAAAGTCGATCTCCCGGGCGTTGAGAATCCCAAGTTGGGTATTAGCCAACTGATGTCTTTTGGACAAAGAGTCCTGTACCTGTCGTCGTTCTCTTTCTTTCCTGAATTCCTGAATCTCCGGGTCTACCTGTTGTTGCATCTGCTTGATGCGCTTGTCCAACAGGGTAGTCATTCCTCGAAACAGTTCGGGAAATGCCTCGAGTTCATCTCGAACGTCTTGCGGCAAATCTGATAACAACTCCTGTAGGTTAGGCACCGGGTCAGGTGGTGCTTCCTGCTTGGGTTGTGTCTCCCGGTTTCTCTTGAGATCTTCGATCTCCTGCCGTAACCGAGATAATGATTCGGTCATCTCCTTGTTTTCAGCCTTTAACTTGGAGATGAATTCTTGCGAGTCTCGAAAGCGTTTTGCCAACTTGGGGTCATTCTCCAAGGTGGATTCCGGTTTCGGCTCTGGTTTTGGTTCCGGATCTGGCTCTGGTTCAGGGTCGACTGCAACAGGCTCTTGTTCCGGTTGGGTTGTGTTCTTTCCTACAGAAATCTGGGTCCAGATATCTTCTTTAGAAGGTTCAACAGGAAGTTCTTCAACGTTTTCATCGGTCGATGGAACTTCTTCCAATTTTTCTGGATTGGTCATTCGTGTCTCGAGAAAGGTTTTTGACGTAGTCGGGATAGTTCAGAATTTCCTGAAATGCCTGAATCTTCCCAACTCTTGAGTTATGCTGGGCTAGACCCTCCGGGGTCACCAGTAACTTGAGTCGTTCCACTTCCTCCGTTATTCGGGTTTGCAGCATTTCCTCGAGGTGTAGCCATAGCTTCTGCCCCCGGAGGACCTGCAGTTCGTCGTTGGTCAGGGGGTATGTTTGCCCCTTGGTTTGCTGCCATCTGTTCACGTTGCATCTCTCCTAGTACCTGCTGGAGTTGTTGCTCCTGTGCAGCTTGCTGTTGTTGTGCTTGAACTTCCTGCTGGTATCTTTGTTGGGCCATTCTCTGTTGGTCCTCCTTGAGCATGATGGAAAGATCTGAAAAATCAGAAGGTTGAACCATTTGGCCCATGTCCATCATCTTGAGGATTCGTTGAATCTCCAACTCTCTGCGTTGCTTCCCAATACTGTGTCTCTCTTCAAGAGCCGAATCCAAACGCTTTAACTGCTCATCGATCTGTCCTTCCTGTAGTTTCTTTTGAGCCTCTATCTGCATTTGCATCTGCAGCATCTGTTGTTTTTGCTGCTGGGCTTGCTGCTTCTCTTCCGGAGTCTTCAGTAATTCATCCGGTTCCAGATTGAAGGCGTTCAGGATCGGCTTTGCCAAACGGTCTACTCGAATTTCTTCCGCTAGGCCCGGTAACTGCTGGAGAACCTGCATGAACTGAAGGAGTTGTTGATTGTGAACTTCTTCAGCGATGTAGCGTTCGTAGCCTGTGCAGAGTGCGTCCGCATCACAGTGGAGTTCCGGATCATCCGTATCCACTAAGATCCACCGATAGATTCCATTTAAAGTGTTTCGCATCATGTGCGAAATCGATTGAACTACTGATGCGGTACTACGGGCCTGATTCCGGTCCAATATTGACATCCCGGTAGCAGTTCGGGTCTGGTAGGGTGCTGTCTGCCCCATGCCAATCGGTGATTGTCCTGAAGAAAGATTGGCTTCCCGTTGAAGAAACTGCATCAGTTCCATCAGACCGTGGGTCACGTCTGGAATCAATACCGGACGGAATGCGCCAGAGACATCGGCACCCGGTGCGAACTGCCAAACCTTTCCGGGGTAGAGATCTGTCGGGTCTTCATTTGCTGCTAGTTGGCTGGAGTCCATGCCGACCATCGGAACCGAAGACATCTCTTTGCCTTCGACGTACATGCTCATGGCAAAGTTGATCAGGCTCTGGATGTCTCGAATCGACCAGTAGATTCCGTCACCCCAGATGGAGTGCGTGTTGTCATGCCAGTAACAGAAGTGATAAGGGATCTGCCCATCATAAGGATTGATAGAGGCTTTAACTACTCGATTCCCAAGAACTGTCACACAAACTGGTGCCACCTCGAGAATCCCGAGAGCATCTTCGTCAATGTAACCTTCCAGATCGTCCCGGTCGAGGGTCCCCCAAAACTCCAAGAGTTCGTACTCTTTCTCTGATTCCTGATAGGACTCTTGGTGTGGGTTGATTGGCCTAGATAGTTCGTAACCACCTATCGTGTACTTGTTTTCCAGCACATCCGCTACGGCTTCCGGATTGTAGCCATATTCTTCTGTCAGCTTCTGTCTGGCTTGAACGGATGATAGTTGTGTACGTTCTATGATGTAACTCAGATCATTTTCATTATCTGCTTCTGGAGACGGATAGAGGTTAAAAATAGAAACAAACTTTGCAGTCGGTAATAGTTCCGCTTCTACGGCACTCTCGATACTCTCAAGTCTTCCGGAGAACTTACCGGAGTAAACCGGGTAGTTCCTACGAATTAACACGGGAGACTTCAATACCCCGGTACCATGCAGGATCATCTCGTGGATGGCTCTACCAATCTCTGTCGTAAAATCTGTCTGATCAAGAATGTCTCGTATTCGATCTTCCATGTTCTGGGCACGGTCCCGAAGAATCTGGTGGACGGGAAGATGAGTACTGAGTTCCTTGATATATTCCGACTTCTCTTTGTCCGACATCATCGGCATCCCTTCAGCCATCTGGTGGATGTCTGCAGGAATAAACTTGGGAGTACGAGCAGGAACCACCGAAAACGGAATCTTGTTATTTTGAAACAACATTCCGTTGATCTTGATATGAGCCGAAGTCACCTCCCTTCTCGTCAAGTTCATGTAAGGTGCGTTCCTGCCCGACTCTTTACGGAGTTCTTCCACATAGACCCCATTGTAGGCATCTTCCCCGGGAAGCCACCGTTCATTCTCGATATTGCGACGATAGTCTCGAGACTCTTCAAACTTGTTGCGAATCAGGGTTGCTAGCTGATCTTCTTGGTTGTATCCCGAGTCTTCTGGGGGAGGGGGAGGAGTACCCGGATCTACTATTGGTGATACGTCAATCAAGGTCTGTCTCCAATTCGTGTAAAGTGTCTAACAAAGCTTCTGCGATTCTTTCGTTTATTTCGATGAGTTCAAAAGAAGAGAAAGTTTCTTCCTGCTTCTCTGAAATAAGCTCACGCCATTCGGCTACTAGGTGTTGGATATTAGACATGGACGTAGTGACGGTATTCGTTCTTTCTGGAAGAGTACTCTGGTAGTAGTGGTCCTCTTCTTCCGGTAGCTGGATGTCTTGTCATGCCCCAGCAAGCTAGCCCGAGGGCAAACACACAGTCATCATGGGCACCTGTGTTTGCTGCCTCCTTACCGTTCGGGAGAGTTACAAACGTCATCAGTTCATCAACAAGCACCCGGCTTTTCAGCGTTATCTCTTCTTCCCGTAGTAGCTCACGAATCGTGTCTACGAGTTGGGGCCGGGTCTTCAGCGTTGTTAGGAAGCCCACCCGTTTGGTACGCTTCTGACCCCGTTCATCTAGCCGCATCTCGTTGTATAGATTCGTGTAGTGATGCTTATCCAGTAGGGATCGTAAGGTAACCAGCCCGTGGTTGTTGCGTTCGACGACGATCAAGGCTTCGTTATAGTACTGAGCTAGGGTGACTAGCTTCCATGCCAACTGGTCTGGGTCTGTCTTTGTTCGGAGTTGTGCTACTTGCTCAAAAGTTAGACCGTCAAAAACACAGGCAACGGACCAGTCGGTATCTCGGTCATTAACTTCAATACCTTCCGCTACGTCACACCCGATTCGGTACTCTCGTCCTTCAATCGGATCGATGTATATCTCCAGTTCCCCGGTAGGGTGAGGGTCCAACGTGTACTTCGGAATGTTGGTACCCGGAGAGTAGCGATTCGTAGGCAACGTCATCTTTACGACTGACTTCTGAGTGCTTAACCGTTGCCGAATTCTTTCAAGGATCTCCCGGTCGAAGACCATCCGTCCAGAGGCTAGGAAGGCTTCCCGGTCGGAACTGGGGTAGTCCTGATGAAACTGGTCGAGAGATCCTTGGCAGTTTACATCGATGGAAAGTCGTCTCCACTTCAGGTGTTCTAATGACACCCCGAAAGTCTCAAGACCAGCATCTCCAAGATCGTACTGAACGGTTTCAGTCAGTAAGCGTTCCTCCTCTTCCCCTCCGTACCGTGGCTCTGTCCCGACTGTTTCCTTAAAGGCTTCCTTTTCTGCGTCCGATTCAAAAGGTAGCTTATAATCATCGAACACATACCACGGGAAGAAAGTAGCTTCCCATCCACCCTTGTTGTCACCTGTAGCGGCAGACCAGTAGGACTCGTAGAAGTAGCCTCCCATGCCTCGAGCAGTTGACTCGATCAGAACCTCTGTTCCTTCTGCGATAGCTACGTTGCGGAGTAGTGCTCCGGAGTAATCAAAAGCGTTCTCACCCCATCGGGAAACTTCGGAGCAATGCAAAAGCTTGATCTGATCGCCAACAATGTCGGTGCCCCCTGCAGTACCTAAACGAAACCGGACGTTCAAGTCACTAAAAGAAAGTTCTCGTTTACCGGAGTAGCCTTCCTTTGGCTTGAGGGGTGCCGGGTAGTGTTTCAGCATCAGGCGGACCATGTTAAACAGGGTAATCGTCGTAGGCTCATCGTGGGCTACGATGGCTACCCTCATGTTTTGTCCGATCAATGCTGCCCGGAAGAATCTCGCTAGGCAGTACGTTGAAAGTCCGCTACGTCTTGGCTTTAGGATTACCTGTCGGACAAACCCAGTCTCTTTTTTCTGCTTCTCACATCGATGGTGCAGAATCCGCTGAACGGTGTTCAACGTAAAAGGAATCAGGTCTCCGGTTCCGAAGCGTTCAATCCGGAACTTCTCGAAATGCCAAAGAGGATCGTCTTTGAGCTTTCTTAGTACTTCTTGAAATGCATCGTTTGATGGCACGGTCTGCAGTTACCCAGAACTTGATCCCGTGATGGGAAAATACGCTACGGACGTATTCTAGATTGTAGGGTGGAAAGAAACGATGATGACAATAAGCAACTGCAATTAAGTTCCGGTTGGGGTAGCAATACTTGTGAGACAGGACCTGTCCGAGTAGGGCTTTCCAACATTCATACTTCTTTGCTTCGAGGATACTGGTGCCGACTACAAGATCCGCTATTCCTGATTTCAAGCGGACTTCTCTTTGTCCGCCAAGCTGGTCTTGAATGTAGTCCAATACCTCGACCTCCAGAATCTCTGGCTGGAGTGGCATTGTCATATTTCTATTGTGAAGCTGATTATACCATAAAACAATTAAGTAGCAAACCGATTAGAGGCTAAATGCCAGTAATGATTCGTTAAATTGTCCGGTATTTTTAATCAGTTGGCGCATTTGGTGGGCAATCTCTCTCACTTCTATCTGTGCGTGGTCTGAGGCACGAAGCTGATAGAAATGAACGAAATTTCGGAAGTTGAAAGTAACTACATAGCGTAGTTGGTTGGCGTAGGGGAGTAGGAATCTGGCGGATTCCTTGGCACGAGCACGAGAAAGCCCGGAGGCTTCCAAGTCTTTTATGAATAAATGGTAAGTACGTTGTGCTGCCTGAACAAGATTAGAAGCTGACTCTTGAAGACTTTCGGGCCAGTCTTCTGGAATGTAGTAGGAATCCCGTTTTAGTTCCTTATATCGGGCGGACTCTGAATTGATCGAGAGGGTTCTGTGTTTTAGGAGATGTATATGTGTTGCGATATCGGATTGAACCCGGAAGGATAACATGGAGTGTTCAAAGGGGGTGCCGTGGTGGTTCAATGCGAGATATCGAAGTAATCCGGGGATACGATGTTTAGTTTCCTCGCTGATCTCCTGATTGGTACTGGCCCAAGCTGCCCGGGCGTGAGCGTGATCTCCTCCTACAAAATCGATTAGTTCTACGAGGTTCTGCTCTCTCACTTCTTGGACCTTCCGGGTTGGTTTCTAGCACGGTTCTTACTAGCCTTTTCGTTGACCAGTTTTCCGTTTTTGGTGTGGGATTTGTCGTAACCCTTTGGACTAGGTTTTTCACGATTGGCTTTGTTCAATTCAGCCCTATATTGCTTACGTTCAGGCGTTGAATGGTACTCTGAATCGTACTGTTTCTTGGCTTCCGAGGCTCTGGCTTTGCCTTTTCCAGCCAACTTGTTGCGTCTTTGCGGTACTGATTTCATAAACCTCCGAAAAGTTTTTTAGGTCGGTGTAAAGATGACTGGAGTCCCAAAAAATAAAGAGGGGGAGGGGTCGTGGCCCCTCTCCCCCCTCTCAGAATTTGGAATGTTTTTGGTCAGTTTTTTTGATGGTCTGATGATGTTTGGAAGGTCTTTTTCTATCTTCAGGGCCTGTCCTTTTGACACCGATCAACAACCTTCCAGCCCAGCAAACACCTGTCCTGCTGATCTGTTGTCAAGAGGACACTAACTGTAAGTCATTGATTTTACAGCAGTTTACTTCGGATCTTCAAGTAGTTGGGCCAATTGTGCTTCGTAATTCACCAGATCTGTATCCTTCGATTGGCTCTTCTTCATGGTCTCCAAGATCCTCGTAGCCAGTGGTAGATTTCCATGTTCAACGGCATTTTTTAGAAGGTCAAATTGAACCGTAAGCAAATCATTAGCAGACCACTTTTCTGCTTTTAATTGTAGCCTCGAAGCTTCCGCTCTTTCAAATAATTTCAGTTTATCAGCGAGGACACTTAGCACACTTGTTGCAGAGCGCACATCATCAGCCTCATCAGCTTTAGTGTATTGCTTATGCAATTCGCTCGACAACCACAAAAAATCCAAAGATTGTAGCAAGGCTAACCGTTTCTCCTTGGTTTCTTGCAGTAACTGCTTTTTTGCTTCGTTGAACTCTGTCATCGTCTCAGGTACTTTTGTGGTAGCAGGAATTACTTGCTGCCTTGAGCTTTTTGTGTGTTGAGGGATCACGATGCTTTTTCAATTTAGCTGATTCTTTTAACCGTCTATTCTTTTCTCTTTCAATACTTGCTGAACCTTCGTAAAGAATCTTCTCCAGATCACAAAGACGAATATAATTACGACCTTCAACTAATCTTATTGGAAGCTTTTTAGTGTAGATCCAATAGTCAACTGTGCGTCTCTCAATACCAAGCAATTCGGCAGTCTCCAGAGTAGTGAAGTGTGGCTCTGCGATATGCTCACACAAAACCACTAATCTCTCCCAAGATCGTGCTATTCCAGCCTTATTTACTTTCCCGATCTGTCTCCACTCAGGAAGGCTTCTGCGGTGTGCTTAATCACCAGCACTTCATCATCAGTCCAGAAGTAATTTTCTTTCTTACTTGGATCTTTTAAAACTCGCTGCCACATGTTGTTTAGAGGTTGAAACAACTGCCACATGCGATTCATCATCTCCATACCTTCGTCGCTAATTGACTTTGTAAACTCGCTCATGCTTCTCCTGTTCTTGTAATAGTTTTTCAACGTAAAGGGTTGCGTCCATCATCTCTTCCTGCAAGTGCTGTAGCCACTGCACTACATTCAGATCGTTTCTATCCATGTCAGTGCCGTATTTGTTCTTCCCGGCTACTGCTCTGTCCAGATATTTATCCAGCACAGACTTCGTTACTGAATCCATTAGTTCAAACTCTGCTCGTGCATCTCCCTCCAGAGGGTGTGCAGTTTTCTTACAGGCTCTAAACCTAATCCAAGGGGATTATCCTCTTCGTCGTAGATGCTGTTTTCAAATTGCTCGTTTAGCTGCATAAAGGCTAAAAATTCATTTCGGGGGAACTCCGGGTCATGCGTTGCCTCATCATATGCCATCAGGTCGGTTGGTGCATTCTCCAGTAGTACTTCAGCTAGCTTTCCCATAGCCACATAAATAGCATCAGAGGGAATCTCTATGTGTTCATCATCAACTAGTTTAGACTCGACCGATGTCGTGCCAAGATCGACAAGATAAACCTCGACCCGTGGATCTTCTTTATCTACTTCCCCTCGGATGTAATTGCAGTGGTCGATCTGGGAATCATCTTTAAATAGCCCAGAGTGTTGCAATGCATCCTGAAGAGCCTTGCCACAGAAATTATCTAGGTCTCTCTTTCTCCTATCTGGAGTGACTAATCGAACACTAAGTGACAACCGGGCACTATCGTTAAACCGATGTCCTTTGGTCCTATTCTGAATGATCTTAATCACTCGATCCCTGAACTGTCGACCATCTTCACTGATCATTAGCCGATTGCGAAACTTTTTGTAGTAGGTGTTAAGCGATACCGGGAAGGGTAGGTCTATCCGTAGTTCAGCTAGATCTGGAAGTGCTTCTGTCATATACCTTCAGAGTAGGGATTAAATTGTCTTCTAAGCTTACCAGATTAAGGATAACTCTCAAGGCAATGTCCCTTAACTTTAAGTGAGACTTATGACGTTACAAGATTGCGCTTAAATTAGACTTTTATGATTATAATAATTTCAGTGGTCCCTGTGGTCCCTGTTGGTCTCTCTTGGTCTCTGGCGTTTTCTGCCCTATAGTGTTGATTTTATTAAGAAAAGCTTCTGGTCCCTGTGGTCTGGTGGTGAACAAAGTTTTGTAAAATATATAGGAGGGATAGAAGAGTAATATCACCTATAAGTAACATTATTATTTTCAGAATACTTTTTTTATAGCGAGACCTAGAGACCATAAAGAATATATAGTAATATCAATAACTTATCTAATTTTTCCCAAAGACCAACAGAGACCAACAGAGACCAAGATTATTAGTATTTATAAAATATTGTTTTAAAACAAACACTTAGACATATATCTTCCGGTCCCTGATTAGCTAATGCACCTACTATAAAGGGGAAAAACCCCACCCCTTCAGTTACCTACTAGTCAGCTTACCCTACCTCAAGATCAGTTTAGGGCAGCTTGACAGCCTACCTCTAGATCAGTTTGATGCAGCTTGGAGAATTAAATCTACCCATTCAGACACTCCCCAAGATCATCATCTCAAACCTACAATTAAGACCTAAGTCAAAAAAAATTATCCTCTGCAGACCAGTAAACAAGCGGCATTGCAAAATAAATCTCATTTATTCTCAAAAAAAGTATTGACACTCAAAACAGAATGCTGATAGGTTTTTTGCCACTGGCACCGATCAGGGTGACCAGCTACTTCGATCTTCCCCGGTAAGCCCGACCATCCCGGTCGGCCCGGTACGACAACCAGATGGACCTCCCCGGCATAACCCGGTCAGTAGTCGCTTAGTTGGACGACAAAGAGAGGACCCCAGAGAACGCTTCCCGATGATCACCAGATCACGGGTCCCCAAGGTTCGGTCAGGAGAAGATGCCAGACCCTACCCTATAAGCGCACGATCCAAGGCACTGACGTAATACTGATCGTCCCGGTCAATCCGGTTGTCAGTGGGTGATCGTCGATGTTGATTTCTTTAGATGGTCTAATTGCAAGTCAGCATCTTAGATTACCCAAACCTTGAGGCACCATGCATTATCAAAATCAGCGAGTCACATCACTCACGGCACCAATCCAAGCTGTCTTAGACGGTTCCAATTTTCAGAGAACAGTGTCCACCGGAGTGGACTACTACCGTCATCTGGACAGGATGGACTTAGAGTTCACCTGTGATGACGAGGATGTCTACGGAACCTATGAGTCAATTGAATGGCTCAGAACCGAAGCAAACAAGGAGGCATAATGCACCAAGCAGTTCAAAAGATCATCACCCTCGCTAAGTCAGCAGGATATTCATTTGAATTCTGCAAAGGCGAACCCTACGGGATTCTCACCCGTGCCTACGAATCCCCGGTAGTGATCGACAAGGGAGGTCGCAACCTCCCCGTGCTGGTGAAGGGCAATCTGGTCCCTGAACCGAAGGCATCACTCCTCACCCCTGACTTTGGTAAGCTCAAGCCACTGTCCAAAGTCAAGAAGGGAACCCCTGTCAGGTTCAAACCCAACGGTGAAGTGTGGGTCCGGGGAGCCTACGACAGGGGTAGCCATGCGTACACCCTCATCAATTATGCTGATGAAGGCCGCAAAGCCATCTCTAAGGAAGGCACCACCGAAGTGCTGGTAGACTTCATCTTTTAATTTCCTGCAAGGTCCCGATACTCTCCGGACCTTGCAATACCTTAATTATTTGGAGGCATATGCCAAAGTCACTGAAAAACCTGATTCGTCTATCCTGCCACGTTGCCTTGTTGGTCCCTTCAACCACCGAAGTAAACCAGCACGTCGACAACTCTGTCGTCGTTGACGATTGCCTTGAATTCATGGGTCGACTCTTCAACGGTGCCACCGCAAGCAATTGCTTGGGTACTTGGGTATCCCAAGAGGCTGGTCTGGTCAAGGAACAGGTGACCCAAGTCATCTCCTACTGCACCAGTGATGGTCTCGAGGAGCACATTCAAGACGTGATTCAGTACGCTGAGAACATGCGTGATCGAATGCGTCAGGAGTCAATCGCCATTATTGTCAATGGTGAACTTTACCTGATCTAACAACCCTGCAAGGTCTTGATACTCTCCGGACCTTGCAACACTTACTTCTACTGACCAACCCCCTGACCACTTCGGTGGTCTCTTGAGATCTTGATATCTTCAAGGTCTCACGAGGCTCCCAAGTATATCCCTGATGTATATGCCTAGACATATGCATCCTCAACGTGCCTTCGGGCACCAACCACCACGATCAAGAGGCACCATGTACCAGACCATCGACAATGCAGGATTCCATCAGGCGTTCAAAGCCTATGGACGAGAAACGCAATTCTCACCAGCCGCACTGGACCTACTCTTCGAGTATTTCACAGATCTCGAAGACCACTGTGGTGAATCCTTCCAACTCGACGTGATCGCTATCTGCTGTGATTTCGTCGAGTGTACCAAGGAACAGTTCGACGCTGATTATCAACTGTTCGAGAAGCACGAGTCACTCGAAGATCTAGCAGAAGATTTAGCTGACGAGACACAAGTCGTCGGATGCACCGATGACACGATAATCTTCCAACAATTCTAATTCTAGAGGCACCATGTCTACCTTCGACATCATGCGAAAAGCTAGTTTCTCATCCATCGAACTACCCTCTGCTCAGTCCTTGGTGCAGATCAAACTGTACCATTTAGGCAACGGATCTTGGGAACTTGAACGGTATCATCCCAAGACCAGCTTCAGTCCTTCCATGTTCACCACCATCTCCATTGAAGAGCGTAGAGTGCAAACCATTCTTCGTTCTTACGATCAACGTAACCAAGACTAAGAGGCATCATGAACATCATCGAATACCCAGAACGCTACGCTGCAGCGACCAAGGCCCGTATCATTCACAACGCCACCACAACCTTTCATCGTACCGTCAGTGATGCAGCGGAGATTATCAGCTACATCAAGTACGAGCACTACGGCAACCCATTCCTCAAGCAGATGGCAGAATCCTTCGACACCTACGGTAAGCTTTCACCTCGACAGGTTGAGGCTGTCCGCAAGATCAGAGCCAAACGGGCCGAACGCAAACTCGAGCGTGATGCTGAACGTGCCGAAGCCATCAAGACCAAGGGCCATGTGGGTGAAATCAAGGAACGTCGAGAGTTTGTTTTGACCCTCAAGTACAAGACCGGGTTCGAGTACCGACCACAATTCTACCGGGACCCCGGCTACAAGGACATCCTCATCTTTGAAGATGCCGATGGCAACGTCTACAAGTACACGGGTCTCGCTATCCCTCTGACCATCATCGAAGACGAGGGTCGACGCATCACCGAAGTTAAGACCGGGGACCAGTACACCCTCAAGGCAACCATCAAATCCCACGAGACCTACAAGGGCTGTCCTCAGACAGTGCTGACCCGTCCTGCGAATGTAGTCATCACACCTAAGTGATCTCCCTGTGACACCTCGATACTTTCGGGGTGTCACTTCTTTCTACCATCAAATCAAAGAGGTACCATGCACACACTACCACACCGAACCACTCACGGTCTGACCCTACAGACCCCCATCGAATTGCGTCAAGACCTCGTCAAGAACCCCTATGCTTGGCCCGGAGGTTACCCCAAGTATGCCGTGCTAGCAGACGGTGAGGCTTTGTGTCACCACTGTGCTGAGTCAGAGGCTGAACATGTCGATGAGGCAGACATGGGTGACGATTGGAGACTCGTAGGTGTCGAGATCAACTGGGAAGACTCAGATCTCTACTGCTGCCACTGTGGGGAGCAGATCGAATCTGCCTACGCTGATGATGATGACCAACCCCCTTATGATGACCGTGAGGAGTTCCCTGATCAACTAGATCAGCAGAACCCTGACACGGATATCGACTTCTACCCCAACAACACCTGAATCATCTTTTTTAGAGGCTCAAATGGAATTGATACCAATGATCCTGATTTTTCTGACGGGTATGGGTGCCGGGGTATTCCTCTGGTGGCTAGCCGATACCCTCGAAAGCCGAAGCTACGAATTCCCAAGCTTCGAGCACTATCCTGACGTAACCCCAACTGATGAGGACCGATGAGCTACACCTACACACACATAAAGCGTTCTTTTGCTGGTCAATACGGCTACTACCAGCCACTACCTCGTGGGCACCTTGAAGTCTACGAGGACAACGAACGCAACATTTACAAACTGTTCGACCGTTCAGACCTCAAGGATTTCAAACGTTGGTATGTGGACGGTGCTGTTCATCAGTACGGTAATCGCTGCCGATTGCAGGGTACTTTTCCATCTTACCATTTAATAGTGGGGTAACCAATGATTAACCGTGTCGATCTCGTGCTAGAGGAAATCACCGATGACGAAATCCTCTACTTCCTTAATCACATCGCATCACGCCTGATGGTGCCCCACTGGAGCGCTCACCGGGGCCTGACAGAGTGCGATGAAGTCATTACCGTCACCCAGAACGGTAAACTTTTCCAAATCAACACAGAGTCATTCTGTGATCACATCTCTCAAGACGAGGCAGCATGAACTTAGACAAACTCGCCTTTGAATTTGAAGAATCTGAAGGAGTAGAACGGTGCCATGTCTGGAACAAAATAGGTGAGGGACAAGGTCGGATCTACATTGACCTCCCTCGCCTGAACGGTGGTAAGAACTGGAACGGTGACTCTGCTGGCACCGTCTTCTTCGATGAGTTGAGTAGGACCATAGTTGTCGAAGGCAATTGGGCCGGGGCAGCAACTCGAAAGAATGCCTACCCGATTCTCGAGAAGCTCAGTACCAAGTTCGGCTACAAGCAGATCGAACGTAAAGACCTTAAACGTTATCAGCGCAAAGCTAAATACCAACAGGAGACCCCATGAACACAACCATCAAGGACCGTGTCCGTAAACTTTTAAACCTAGCCGGAAACAACCCCAACGAAGCCGAAGCTGCCGCTGCAGCGGAGAAAGCCTCACGCCTGATGCTCGAGCATGGACTACTCGAGGCAGACATCGTCAGTGGCGACGATTCGCAGAAGGTTACCGAGATTCGCAAAGTCTACGCTGCCAAGCTGAACCACTGGCACGGTGCCTTGGCCTACGGCATCAGCAAGCTGAACATGTGCGAATCTTATTTTGAAACGCAATACGAAGACATCAGCGACTCTCCGTACCGCACCAAGTTCACCCGGCAGACCGGGATGGTCTTCGTAGGCAGACCGTCACAGGTTGAGGTGTCCCACTCGATGCTCGAGTACCTGATCGAAGCGATTGAACGTCAGGCCAAGAATGAACTCCGTTACCAAAAGAAGTGGAACGCTTCCGGGTTCGAGGAACGAGGCTATTGGACGAAATACCGTAACTCTTTTCGCTACGGTGCGGCTGTTCGACTTCGAGATCGGATGGAAGAGATCGCTACCACTCGAGACCTGCATGGCATGGAGTCCTCGACCGGGCAGCACATCACGGCTCTGACTGTCCTGACAGCCCGTCAACAGCAGGAAGCTGCCATCCAAGACTTCATGGCGAACATCAAACTGAAGCAGAACCGTGCCAGTGGCCCCTCCAGCTTGGACGGGTTCTCTGCTGGCAAACAGGCTGGTGACAAGATCAGCCTCCATTCCCAAGTGGGGAGCACGTCGAATGCTCCTCGCATCACCTACAACTAAGGAAACCCAATGGGACACATGTCAGGCATGAAGTGCAACGATGTCGAAATACCAGCTAAGATTAGCAAAGGGTGCCAGAACTGGTACCCCGAAGGTCAGGTTGAGGAACTTCGCAAAGTGTACAAACAGTACAACATCAAGCTATCTCGCAAACAGGCAAAACGTCTTTGGGATATCTTCAAAGACTGCAACATCTCCACCCTCATCTTTTAAGGCTCTATGCTAGTACTCGACTCGATCCTTCGCTTCTCCCTGTTCATTCTGCTGACCTCGATCAGCTTCCTTCTCCTCTGTCCGCTGATCCTCGACGCAATTGCCTTCTGGACTAAAGTGTTCAGGATGTTTTGACCCTCTACTTTTTAGATTGACATCTCATGGGATGTCGATACTTTCGAGGGTATAAGTCCGGTCACTGACTGGCTTCCCTCACCACAACCTTATCGAGATATAACATGTCAAAAGCAATCATGGGAACAGACTACAGCATCGCAACAGCCAAACACTCTCCGCTGCAGGACGACACCCTTGCAGCGATCAAGCCGGGTGCCCAGATCGATGACCTCCTCCAAGACCCCAACCTAAACTGGGAAGTCTCAAAGCTGGAAGTCTTCGACCCTACAGGCAAACCAGTATTCGACTCCCGGGTGGTCACTCGTGACGACACCGGGCAACACCTTGGGCTGGTATCCAAACGCTACCAAGTAGTCCAGAACCGGGAGGCTCTGGAATTCTTCCGCCCGATCTTCGAGGCTGGTGCAACCATCGACTGTGCCGGGATCTTCCGGGGTGGACGCAACATGTTCATCGTCGCCAATGTCGACGGGGTCAAGCCCATCAACGTAGTCAAGGGAGACGAGCATCGACCGTACATCATGCTACGCCACGGGCACGATGGCAACACTGCTATCGAGATCAAAGCCTTCTCTACACGGTTAGCCTGTACAAACATGTTCCCCCTGATCAACCGGGAGAGCAAGAACACAACTCTTCGGATCAAGCATCGACGAGGTGCTCACGAGGTTCTGGATACCATCGGTGCCGTGACAGCCGAAGCCTTGAAAGGTTTCACTGATTCTGAGGCTCACCTCAAGAAGCTTGCCCGAAAACCTGTCAGTGCTCTAGGTCTGGAGAACTACTTCCGCAACGTCTTGCAGTTACCCTTCAGAGATCCGAAGGCTATCGTTGCAGACGAGGAAGCCTACGAGAAGCAGATGGCTGAAGGCAAGCGCAAGCTGGACTGGCTCTTCCAAGCTCACGCTGATGAAGAGAAGCTATCCCCATCCAAGGTACATGGTAGCCTGTACCATGCCTTCAATGCGGTGACCCATCACGTCACTCACGACAGCCCAACCAAGTCGGACCAGTCAAGGTTCGAGAAGTCTGTCTGTGGCCTTGGTTCCCAGATGTCCCAACGTGCCTACGATCTGGCTCTGGAACTAGCCGCATAACCCGAACACACCCCGATACTGTCGGGGTGTCCGAAGATGTCAACCTTACCAGCATCCGGGTTGGCATCTCAGGGCACCTGACTGTAGGAGGTCAAGATTGATCAGCAATTCCGTTGGTCATCGTTGGTGCCCTCCATTCTTTTGAGGCTTTATGTTAATCAAATCAAGAAAGATATCCCCAGCATCACCGGATTACCTAGAGGGTTCTAGGACTCTACGCCATTTTATTCGCCATGCAAAGCGTCATAGAGTTACCTACCATACGGTGGGGGTAGCAGGAGAGGTTTTTTACGAGTACGAACTTGATCTCAGTAAGTTCCACCTTTTGGAATTACTTAAAGGGGACGAAGCCCTTGATGAAATAATCCCACCGGAGACTGATGAGTTCCTTCCGTCTCACCGTTCTTTCTACGCATGGTTGGACTGGGCAGAAGGTGGAGGTATCGAGATCGTATTTCAATCTTTTCCCACTGTAGGGCAGAAAACTTCTTAATTAACCCACGGCACCCCGGAGGTATCGGGGTGTCATCACTTTCTTTTGACGCTATGATCAATCAATACTTTGGTTACTGGCAAGTACTCTCAAGGGCACCACACGAAGTCGGTGACCTGCAGCATCAATATGTCCTCGCCCGTTGTGTCTGCATGAGAAAAAACTATGTCAGGGTCGATGATCTCAAGGCTGGTAAGTCTAAATCCTGTGGGTGTGGTAAATCCCGAGAACTTCTCAAAGTGGTCGGTACTACCCACAATCGTTGGACGATCCTTGAGCTAGGCCCTGTCATCAATACCCATCGTTATGCTAAGTGCCGATGCTCGTGCGGCTACACCTCCCTGCTTCGACTTACGTCCGTTCTCCGGGGTAGTTCCAAGTCCTGTGGATGCTACAAAGTTGAACAGACAACCAACTACTTTAGATCTTTAAAGGCTCAAAATGATTTATCAAGTAAAGCGATTAAAAGACCACAGCATTGTGGAGACAACGGAAAATTTTCAGACTGCACTGACCACACACACCTTCACCCCTGACACATGGATCGAGACCATCGACGCTGATATCGAAGACCTCGACGAGAATGCTCCCCACTACCCTGACGCATTGTTCCAATGACCTCACAAAGACTCGTAGATTTCGACAACCCTCACGTTGAACCGTTTGATCTAACTTTCGTAGATGTCTGTGACTTCATCAGGAACTGCAACCGGGTGATCGAGCAACAACTCACCAAGACCCTACCCCATCAGGAGGTGGATACCATTCGTGGAGAGTCTGTCTTTCAGCAGGAAGTGGACGAGTTCCTCGCCAAGGGAGGAAAGGTCAAACGCTACCCGTGTTTGATGATAGTTGACGATCAAGAGGTCACAACGTCTTGAGACTTTCGATATCTCTTGATATCCTACTAGCCTCGCTTTTGTCACCCCAGACGAAGGCGAGGCTTTTTTGTATCCTATAAAGAAAGGTTTTCGTGAATGCAATTCCCTAATAAATTAGCCGAATTCGTAGCCTACCGGACCTACCTCCGATGGGTTCCCGAAAAGATGAGACGAGAGACTTATGAAGAGATGGTCGACCGGGTAGTCAGCTACTACCAAGAAGTGGTACCCTCTGCGTTGCTCTCTCCAGCAGAAGTAGAAGAGATTCGTGATGCCCTGCTGAATTTTGAAGTGATGCCTTCTATGCGGCTAGCATGGACAGCCGGGGAACCAGCCCGGAAGTCATCCATCGGTGCGTACAACTGCTCCTACCT